CGATCATTGTGATCATGACGCGCTGGTCTCTCTTGGACTTGACGGGCAAACTCATTGACTATCAAGTGCGCAATCCTGAAGCCATGCCTTGGGAGATTGTGGAACTGCCCCCCATATTAAACGAAGGCACAGAAGATGAGAAATCCCTATGGCCAGAGCAGTGGCCACTTGACTCCCTCAAAAAGATCAAAGCCTCTCTTGACCCACGGTACTGGAACGCCCAGTACATGCAACAACCCACCTCGGACACCAGCGCGATTATTTCTCGCAAACACTGGCGCATCTGGGACAAAGACGATCCACCCACCTGTGACTACGTGATCCAGTCTTGGGATACAGCCTTTGAGACTAAAAACAATTCCGACTACTCTGCATGTACAACATGGGGCGTGTTCTACAATGAAGAGGAAAATGACAAGGCGCAGATCATCTTGTTGGATGCTTTCAAAGACCGCATGGCGTTTCCCGAACTCAAAACTGTAGCGCTTAAACATTGGAAAGAATGGCAACCAGATGCGTTCATTGTGGAAAAAAAGGCTGCTGGAGCTCCACTCATTCAGGAGTTCAGAGCAATGGGCATACCTGTCCAAGAGACCAATCCGAGTCGGGGCAATGATAAGATGGTCAGGCTTAACGCTGTGTCTGATCTCTTTGCCAGTGGCATGGTCTGGGCGCCAGACACAAGATGGGCACGAGAAGTAATTGAAGAGGTGGCGGCTTTCCCCGTTGGCGAGAACGATGACTATGTGGATACTACGTCACAAGCCTTGATGCGCTATAGGCAAGGCGGGTTTATTTCGCTAGACTCGGATGAGCGAGACGAGCCGATGTATCGCCGCCGTCGTACCGCAGCTTATTATTAAGGAACATCATGGCAACAAGTAGTTTTGACAAATCGTTATACCAAGCACCCGCAGGGCTCGATGCCTTGGGCGCAGACGAAGAACCATTAGAGATAGAGATTGAAGACCCAGAGTCAGTGCATATTAAAGCTGGGGACATGGAGATTGATCTCATGCCCAAAGACTCCACGCAAGGTGATGAAGAGTTTGATGACAACTTGGCCGAGTATATTAGTGACTCAAGGCTGCAAACGGTTGCAGGTGATCTTGAGTATGACATTGACCAAGACCGGGCATCACGCAAAGACTGGGAGAAGGCATACACCGAAGGCTTAAAACTGTTGGGCTTGCACATGGAGGAGCGCACAGAACCTTGGGATGGTGCTTGTGGAGTGTTCCACCCCATGATTACGGAAGCCGTTGTGCGCTTTCAAGCCGAGATGATCACAGAAACATTCCCAGCCCAAGGGCCTGTTCTTAGTAAGATCATTGGTAAAGAAACACCTGAGACGCGCGAGATTGCCACCAACGTCCAGGATGATATGAATCATGAGCTGACGGACGTGATGAAAGAGTACAGGCCAGAGCATGAGCGCATGTTGTGGTCACTCCCCGCCACAGGTTCCGCGTTTAAGAAAGTGTACTTTGATCCCAACTTGGGACGTCAAGTTTCAGTGTTTGTGCCCGCCGAAGACATCATCCTGCCCTATGGGGCTACGGATATGGACACATGCTACCGCATTACCCATGTGATGCGCAAAACCAAAAATGATATTTTAAAACTGCAAGCGGCTGGGTTTTATGTAGACTGTGAGTTGCCCGATCCCCCACGGATGCGCGATGATATTAAACAAGCCAAAGATCACGAGACTGGCTTTAGTGATCTGAATGATGACCGCTATACCTTATACGAATGCCACGTTGACTTGGACTTGGACGGCTTCCAAGACGTTGATGAAGACGGAACTGAGACAGGCATTGCACATCCTTATGTTGTGACTTTGATTAGAGGCACAAACACCATTCTCTCAATCAGACGAAACTGGAAGGAAGGCGATGTACTCAAACTCAAACGACAACACTTTGTCCACTACCAATACATCCCCGGCTTCGGTGCCTATGGATTTGGTTTATTCCATCTCATCGGGGGTTTTGCAAAGTCGGCCACGAGTATCATGCGACAACTTGTTGACGCAGGAACTCTCTCCAATTTACCGGGAGGCCTCAAGTCACGGGGACTACGCATTAAGGGTGATGACACACCAATTGCTCCAGGGGAATTTAGGGATGTCGATGTCGCATCAGGAAACATAAGAGACTCAATCCTACCGCTACCTTACAAAGAACCTAGCAACGTCTTGTTCCAGTTGCTTGGACAGATCGTAGACGAAGGCCGTAGGTTTGCAGCAACAGCAGACATGAACGTGTCTGACATGAACTCCCAAGCTCCTGTTGGTACAACACTAGCCTTGCTTGAGCGCCAACTAAAAGTGTTGACGGCCGTCCAAGCGCGGGTGCACTTTGCTCTAAAGCAAGAGCTAAAACTTATAAAAGACTTGATCCGTGACTACACCGAGCCAGACTACACATACGACCCAGAGTTTGGTGGCAGGAAAGCTAAACAAGCGGATTATGACAAAGTTGATATTATCCCTGTGTCAGATCCCAATGCCGCAACACTATCACAACGTGTAGTGCAGTATCAGGCCGTCATGCAGATGGCCCAGCAAGCTCCTCAGATTTATGACATGCCTGTGCTTCACAGAGCTATGCTAGATGTGCTGGGGATTAAGAATGCGGATAAGCTTGTGCCGTTACCAGATGACCAAAAACCTGTCGATCCAGTGTCTGAGAACCAAGCAGTTCTTAAGGGTAAACCCCTAAAAGCATTCCAGTACCAGAACCATCAAGCGCACATTCAGGTGCATCAAGCCTTGATGCAAGACCCGACAGTAGCGGCCATCATTGGGCAAAACCCACAAGCACAAGCGATCATGGCTGCACTCCAAGCACACATGGCTGAGCACGTTGGATATGTCTTCCGTCAACAAGTTGAAGAACAGTTGGGTATGCCCATGCCTCCCGAAGATGAGAAGATGCAACCACAAGTGGAGATGGCACTGTCAGGCATGATGGCGCAAGCGGCAAACCAAGCACTTCAACAAGCGCAAGCCGCTGCCGCGCAGGCAAAAGCACAGCAACAACAGCAAGATCCAGTCATTCAGATGCAGCAGCAAGAGTTGCAGATTCGCCAACAAGAGGTGCAGATCAAAGCACAGAAAGCACAGATGGAGGCCCAGCTTGCACAAGCCAAACAACAGCTTGCCCAAGCCAAACAACAACTGGATGCCAAACTATCCATTGCAAAAATTGCCATTGATCGACAAAAAGCAGAAGAAGCTTCACAGCTTGGCGCCATGAAGTTTGCCGCAGATTCCAAAAACAGAAAAGATGCGTTGGATGCTCAAGAACGTCAAGCAGGTCTAACAACAGGTATTGATATTGCTAAACATAGAGCAGAGATGGCTTCAACGGATCCTCGCGCAGAAGTTGCAAAACAACGCCAAGAATTACTTATGCAAGCTGCTAGTAGCGTACAAGACTTAAAGGTACAGCACGCACAAACAGTTATGGATAGAGAAAAGCACTTACAAGATATGGCGCACAAAGAAGCTCTTCACAAACAAAATCTTAGGCATCAACGTAACGTAAATAAACAACAAAATTTAAAAGAGCCTAAAGAATGATAGACCAATTCGCACGCGTATTGCGCGACAAATTACGCCACGACATGAACAACTACGCCGATGACTTGGCTGGGGGTGGGTGTCGCAACTTTGAAGAATACCAAAAACTCTGCGGGCTTATTTCAGGTCTGGCCATTGCAGAGCGTTACCTCCTAGACCTGCTAAAAGAAAGTGAAGAAGACGATGAGTGATTTGATTTTGCCGCCCGAAATTAAGATGGCGCCTCCCATTGAACAAGTGGAAGCCCCACCCGAGGATGCAACGGATGAAGAAAAAGCAACCGTTTTGCCTGACCCCAGTGGGTATCACATCCTTTGCGGAGTGCCTGAGATTTCTGACAAGATTGACGGAACCGAGTTGGAGTTGTACAGACCCGCGCAATATGCGGCGCAAGAACAACACGCAACCACTGTTTTGTTTGTGCTGAAGTTGGGCCCAGCGGCTTACACAGATCCAACCAAAACCCCC